CCCGCCACCGTTACCGTTATACGTCATGGTGTCAAAGAATGATTTCGCGGAAGGTATACGGGTTGATTCCAAATGATTCGTACTGTATGCGGGTCTTTCCCAACAATAACAAAACGCCTTTGTCAAAAATTCGATTGTTCCGTTTCCGCTAATAAAATCGGAATTGTTGCAATAAAACCCTTCCCCATTGTCGACGCTATCCGCGGGATTGGCTAGCCACTGATAGTCCGCGCCCGTTGTCGCCGTATTTTGCCCCGTCAATTCACTCCAAAGAAATTCGCATTGATGTTGCAACGTTGTTCCATATGCTTCCAGTTGCGTCCGTCGGGTAAAACTCCATTGACACAATCCGAAGCCGATTCCACTATCGTTTTCGATTGCGTCGGGATTCCAACTACTTTCGCCCGTAATGTTACCCATTAACGCACAAATTGAAATATGCGGTAGACCTTTATCATATAGAAAATCGTACACATACTGTTGTATTTCTGCTTGCGTCATAACCTTTACCCATTCCAACGCGATTTCTTTTCGCGCACGTCAATATGTACAAATGAAGGATAAATACCAATTCCACCCCAACCGTTTAACAACGTTTCTGCATAGCGCGCAACTTCCTTCGGTGTCACCCCGCTAACGCGAATATCAACCGCCGTTCCGTATGTGTGTTGCGAATGTGTCGCCCCGCCGACCTTCTTATTATAGGACGGTGTTCGATACCCACTATTGATTACAACGGATTTTCCGAAGTGGTTGCGGATATTCTGCAAAATTTCAACAAGTTTCGGGGAAATAAAAACTACGTCGCTTCCGTCGTTGCACTTAAATTCTTTCACTTTGAAATTTGTTGCAACCTTCGTGTTGCCGTTTTTCTTAACCGAATAAACATTTACTTGCATTTTACACTCCTTCGCTCAACTTTGAAAAATGTTGCTTTAATTTTGCGGGTACAATTTGCGGATTGATTTTTCCGATATTTTCAATAATGCTTCCGATTTCCATTAGTACAATATAGGAACAGACGGCTATTGTAATCGGGATTGAAACACCCAAATCAACCAACGTTTGCGCATAATCAACCAATACGGCGAAAACAACGGTGATAATTGACCCGCATTTATGAAACAACCCTTCGCGCATAACGGACGACGTGAAATTCTTTTCTTTGAATGCTTTGACAATTCCCGTCAACATATCAAGCGCAATGAAACCCGCCGTGACTAAATACACCATTTTGTTGCCCCCCTTTCTTCCTTATTATAAATAGGAAGATTCCCAAATGTTTCACGTGAAACATTTTGAATATTTCCTATTCACAATTATATTATAATATGTTATATTAGTATAGTAAATGATAAGTTGAAGAAAATTCAAAAAAGGTGTTGACTTTTCTGCTATTAGGTGATATACTTAAATAGTCGAAAGGCAAGTACGAAAGTACGAACAACTCAACTCAATTTAATGACGAAAAGAAAGGAGAAAAAAGTCATGATGAGAAAAACAATCGTTCGCACAATGGCGACAAGCACAATCAACGCGTTCCAGTTGGAAATCGTCGACGGCAAACCCGAAGCGAAAAGCCTTGCCCCGATTACCATAATGGGAAAGGCGAAGGAAAAGGACGCATTCAAAGCGTTGAAAGATGCGTACGGAAGCGTGAAGGGAATCACAATCGGAAGCATTGACGTTTCGGAAGATACTTACGAAATCAGTGTTGAAGATTTCTTGAAGTACGCAACAAAGGTTACGAATGATTCAGAAGGTTCTGAAAAGGTTTCGGAAGATTCCGAAGCGGTAGCAAACAACTAATTAAAAGAAAAGGAAGGTAAACAAAAATGAACAATCCATTTGAAACAAACGAAACAGGCTTAGTAGTAGCACAGAACAACGCACCCGCAAACAAATTCGCAGATATGGGATTTGATATTTCCGTTGATATGACAAGCGCACAGTTAAGTTTTTCTTCACTGAAAGCAGAAACCGACGAAGAAAAGGCAAGTTTGTTTAACGCAATCAACAACCCCGAAAAGCGTCTTGCCGATTGTATCAACATGACAATCAAGGCGAAAGACCTTTACATTGAAGTTGTTAATTGCACAAACGAAGAAACGGGCGAAGTCACCGCTTGCCCCCGTATCGTAATTATTGATGACAAGGGTGTAAGTTATCAAGCCGTGTCATTGGGAATTTATTCCGCTTTGAAGAAGGTTATCCAGATTTTCGGCGCACCGTCATGGCCAACCCCTATCAAGTTGGAAGTAAAACAAGTGACAAAGGGAACACGCAAAATGTTGACATTGAACATTGCGAAATAATTGTAGTAAATAAATCAGAAAAAATAACAATCACAGTCATAACGGGCGGGCGGTTTACGCCTTGCCCGTTTTAGTTTGGAAAGGTTTAGCATGTGGACATATCGGTTGAAATTGGATAGTGGTGAAGATTTTTATTATGACAGTATAGACGAAGCACGTTTTGACAAAATGCAATTCGGTGGCACGATTTTCGACAGAACGGGAAAAGAAGTATTTTGAAATGTTTCACGTGAAACATTGAAGGAGTTGAAAAGAAAAATGATTACAAGAAATGGCGTGTGCTATGACTTGAGCATATCCCCGTACCGTTACACGGTAGACGGGTTGACATATATGTTTTCGTCAAAGCCACATCTTGACAAATTTAAAAAGAAATTAAAGGAAAACCGTGATATTATAAACTATTCGTTGTCGAAGCGTTTCAACATTGCCGTTGACGTTTCGCAACTTGCCGACGTTGTATTGTATCGGAAAATAGAAACACGGGGATTTCTTATTGTCACGGGCGAAGGTAACGAATTATGTCAAAACAATATAACATACACTGGCGGAGAAGTGACTATTCAAAATTAAGTCATTTAGTTCGCAAGGTAAACAAAAAGGTGTTTGAAATTGAAGTAAAACGCCCCGACATTGCGGGATACCAACCCGCAATGTTAGATTATAAAGAATTGAAAAACCAAATAAAAACACGTGCGGATTTTAACCGCATTATGAACAAGTACAACCGCTACTTGCAACAAGGAAGCGAAGAAATTGTTACAAACAAACACGGTGTTTCAGACACGGTATGGGCGAAGAAAGAATTTTCGATTTCCCAACGCGCGGACAATTTGCGGAAGGCGCACAAACGCGCGGAGATTGAAGCGAAGGAAGTTGAAATTGCGGGAGAAAAAACGGGTGTCACACGTGCGGAAATGGGGTCTATTCGTCAAAACGAATTGAAGCCGTCAAACAAAAACTTTGAAAATATGAAAGACAAAGAATGGAAGATTGCGAAGGAACGTTTTGACAAAATCATGTTCGACAAATATCGGGAAGAACGCGACTATTTATTGCGCGACAACTATATTAAAGCATTGCATAAGTTGAATTATCCCGATATTGTAGAACGTTTAGTATTGCAAATTCCAGTTGCAATATTTAACGAAAAACACGAAACGGACGAAGTGTGTCACATTGATTTCCTTTATGACCCTATTGACATGTCATGGAAAGTCGACATTGTAACAAACGCATGGACGAACGTGTTAAATGAATGCCGAAGGGGTGTTTCAAGTTGAAATTATGCGCGGATTTTGAAACAACGGTTGACGAATTGGACTGCCGTGTGTGGGCGTGGGGTGTTTGCGAAGTTGGCAACCCGAAATATTTCCAGTATGGTAATGACATTGACGGATTCATGCGCTATATGGAAACGTCAAATAATTCCAGTTTTTATTTCCACAATTTAAAATTCGACGGGGAATTTATTTTGTGTTGGTTGTTTGAAAACGGTTTTAAACACATTACCGACCGAAAATTTGCGGACACAAAAACGTTTACAACGTTAATATCCGACAAGGGGCAATTCTATTCCATGAAGATATACTTTGAAAAGAAGGGGAAGAACACCAATTCTGTCACGATTTACGATAGTTTGAAAATACTCCCCTTTAGTGTATCACAAATTGCAAAGGGTTTCAACTTGCCTATCCGTAAGTTAGAAATTGATTACAAGGAATATCGACCCGTCGGACACGTTTTGACGGAAACGGAAGTTGACTACTTGCGCAACGACGTTGAGATTATGGCGCGGGCGTTAGATGTTTTGTTTGAACAAGAATTAACCAAAATGACGCAAGCGGGTAATGCAATGTATGATTACAAGAACACCGTCGGAAAGAAGAATTTCGAACGGTGGTTTCCCGTTCCCGATTATGACGCGGACGTGCGACAATCATACAAGGGTGGTTTTACATACCTTTTAGGGAAGTACAAAAATCTTGACATTGGTGCGGGTCTTGTGCTAGACGTAAATTCACTTTATCCGTGGGTTATGCACGATTGTCCGTTACCGTATGGAGAAGGGGTATTTTTTCAAGGACAATACAAGGAAGATAAATTGTATAACTTGTATGTTCAAATGCTAACTTGTAATTTTGAATTAAAAGAAGGACACATTCCAACAATCCAGTTGAAAAACAATCTTGCATTTGTTCCGACTGAATATCTTGAATCATCAAGAAACGATTTAGGAGTACACGAAGATGTCACCATGTGTTTAACGTCGGTTGACCTTGAATTGTTCTTTGAACATTACGACGTTTTTAATATTGAATACCATGCGGGGTGGAAGTTTAAATCAACCGTTGGATTGTTTACGGAATATATTGACAAATGGACGGCGGTTAAAATCGACGCGGGAAAAACTGGTAACAAAGCAATGCGAACGCTTGCAAAACTAATGTTAAATGCGTTGTACGGGCGTTTTGCACTCAATCCAAATGTGTGTTCAAAAATTCCGTATTATGACAACGGTGTTGTTAAATACACAAACGGCGACCCCGAAACGCGTGACCCGATTTATATTCCCGTGGGTACGTTTATCACGGCGTGGGCGCGCCACAAAACGATTACAAGCGCACAGAAAATGTATAAGTATTTCGTGTATGCGGACACTGATAGTTTACACCTTAACATTCCGTTGCCCGAAGAAATGCTTCAAATGTCGAATGATGAATTGGAACAAATGACAACGGAAGATTTGCAACGTTTCGGTGTTGACATTCCCGACGACTTCGTTGTTGACCCGTTCGCGTTGGGTGCGTGGAAGGTGGAAGAAGTTTTCAGACGCGCGCGCTACATTCGTCAAAAATCGTACATTCACGATTACAACCCCCACGAAACATGGAACGGGGAAGGGTATGACCCGACGGCATTAAAAATCACGTGTGCGGGTATGCCCGAACAATGCTACCAATATGTGACATGGGATAATTTTCAAGAAGGACAACGATTCGCGGGTAAACTTCAACCGAAACACGTTGCGGGTGGCATTGTATTAAAAGATATTGATTTTACTATTAAGAAAGGATAGTAATGTTTCACGTGAAACATTTGAAAAAATTTGTGTTGACATATTGGGGAACATGATTTATAATACCTAGTAGAACAGACTTGTAGAGTTTAAATTGTGTTACCCTAATGCGGAAACCAACGGTGAAGAATCGACCGCAAGGGTTTGGCGTGGTTGCTTGACACAATACTTTACAATGTCTGTTCTTTTTTGTTTCACGTGAAACATTGAAAAGGAAATGAAACAATTTTTGATTCGATTAAAATTATGGTTAAAAGTGAAAGACTGTAAACATTGTTGTTTGTTATGTGAATGGTGGAAACCGTGTTACGACGAATTTCAAGCCGTAACAAGGACCGTTCAGAAGCGACAAGAAAGGGAATAAAAATGGCATGGTATGACATAAATAAAACGCTAACGTATAACTGTTTGTTTAATTTCATAATCGGAAACCGTGGAAGTGGTAAAACATACGGCGCAAAGAAACGGGCGGTAAAGCAATTTCTTGACAAGGGTTATCAATTCGTATACTTGCGACGCTACAAGGAAGAATTAGACGAAACCGCCGAAAGTTATTTCAACGATATTATCTTGAATAACGAATTTCCCGACGCGGTGATTGAATACCGTTCGGGGTGTTACTTCATCAACGACCAATTAGCGGGTTACGCAATGGCGTTGACAAAGGCGAAAGATTACAAGTCCATATCATATCCGCTTGTATATCTGATTATCTTTGACGAATTTTTGATTGAAGATAATGGTTATGCACGTTACTTGAAAAATGAAGTAAAGCAATTTCTTAACTTCTATATGTCAATCGACCGTTACCGCGGTTGTACCGTGTTTTTCCTTGCAAACAGTGTGACAATGATTAACCCATACACCATGTATTTCGATTTGCATTTGCCGTATGGGTCGAACATCACCCGAAAAGGCGACCTTCTTTTACAGTTGGTGCAAGACGAAGAATTTATAAAAGAACGGAAACAAACCCGTTTCGGTAAACTGGTGGCGGGTACGGATTTTGAAGAATATGCGATTGAAAACAAATTCGTGTTAGATAGTAAAACGTTCATTGACAAGAAAGGAGAAAAGGCACAATATTACTTAACATTCATATACAAAGGCGAAAGTTTCGGTATATGGATTGATTACAGTGAAGGACGGTTTTATGTGTCGCAAGACATTGACCCGTCATGTAAAATTATCTATTCAATAACAGTAGACGACCATTCACCAAATACATTGCTACTTTCCAACATTAACAAAGCAATATTTTGGAAGAAGTTTATTGAAAATTACAAAATGGGAAACGTTTACTTTGAGAATCAGAAAATAAAGAATATTGTGTATGAAGTAATCAAGTTATGTATCAGTTAGGTTGCGAACATTTTTATTGCGAAATGCGAAAAACTTGTCTTTACGAAGGAAGTTGCGAATTATGCAAAATCCTTCAATGTAAAATTTGTGTATTTAAGAACGCTTGCGCATACAACAAGGAAAGGAAGAAAGATGAAAGTAATATACGAAACAACAATAAAGATTGTGGCAATACATGACATTGAAACGTTGAACGACTTGAAAGACAATAACGAATATGGTGAAGATGTTGCCCGCGTCGTGTGTGACGAAATCGCCACGGCGGGCGGGGTTGCTTCCTATGA